GTCCCGGCATTTAGTGCATAACGCTCTGAATGTTGGCGAAGCAACTTCGCCCTAGCTGATAATCAGCTACCCTTTTCCAATCTCGCCCTACGGGTGTAGGTCAAAGTAGTTTTGACTAGACCACTTCGATGTGCGAGGGAGAGTCGACCGAATCGTCACCAGATCTTCAGGAAACTGAAGACGCTGGCGTGATTGAGTGACACGCAGATATTCGTATAGACGAATATCCTCGTCGTCAGGGTTGTCAGGCGGGTAACTTAATTTAGTTCCCCCTGCGCGGTATACGTTCTCTTGATATGAACGTGAATACCGAACCTCCTTAATGTGGAAATTGGTAGGGTTAGGACTGTAAAGTCCGACCTTACCATCTTCACTAAAAGGTACTCTGTATCCTGGTCCCAATTGATTGAGACAATGGATAACACGGAGTCTGACAGTCGGCAAATAGCCATAACAGCTATTTGCTAGGTCAATCAATCGTTCGATCGTGGATGAATCATGCACTGAAAAGACTAAACCGGCGAAACGCCGGGATAGTCTTACAGGCGTGACGTCATCACCATTGAGATACTCACCACCACATGATTCCCTATAAATTAGAGAACTTGTGGTATATGAGTAAGATTTCGAGGTATTTACCTTGAAACCATTACGTTCGAGTCTGCTTATAAGAGCCGGCACGAACTTCTCCTCAATGACGATGTCATCCCCGTATACACGATAATTTGACGTGTAGGGACGCTCTCCAACCTCAATAATCGAGGCTTCCGCGATAGCGGCAAACACGATACACATAGTGGGAAAGCATAGTGCTGATCCCATCGGTGCGTATTTGTGTAACTTCGTAATACTTCCATCTGGCAACTTCGCCCACTTTGAGCGAGTGCTGTAGGAAATTTCACGGAGAGCGCTATCATGGAACCACTTCCTCACTAGTTTCCAGGAAATGGAATCGCTGGCCGCCGAGAGATCAATAGTAGCATAATAACCACTATTTGATCCTAGGTGTGCCATATAGCGATTTGCCATCTGATCTTCTAGTGAGATCCGTCTCGATAGGTACCAATGATCACGAAAGTAATCAGATAGGTTCCTAGCGAATCCTTGTTGGTACCATTGTAATGTAGCTGGCTCCTTACAAATTGTACGGAGCTTATCTACACTCTTTGGTACAAACTGCACGGCCGATACCCTTTGGAAAGGGCGTCGCTCGCGGGGCACATGATAATCACCATTAAGGCGATTATCTAGGTACTTTGTCCACTGATCGTGGCCGATATTCTTGTATTTTTCAACAAGAGATCTACCACAATCTGCGACGGTACCTGGTCCATGTCGGAAATTTCTCGAATCGTAAAGTCGAGAATACCGCATGTCACCGACCCGAGGAAACCACTTAGCAATAATAGGGGCTTCTTCATCTGTAGGTTCTACAGATAGAAGAGCTTCCTCTCCTGCTAAGTAGTCTTGCAGTGCTTTCGATTCCAAATCCGAGACTTCTCGAAGAGAAAGTCGAGATAAGAAAACGAAAGCAGTATGCAATGAACGGAAAGTGGAACTGGTATGAAATTCATGCCAGTGCTCGATTAGACCCCTGAGAGGGAAGATGATCTTCCCTCCCTTATGGCCCTTCGATGCAAGATGACGTTTAAAATCATCGTAGGATGCAGGAGAATCATTGACACAATTCGTCAATAAGTATCCATCGCATTCCTTAAGCATCAAAACCAACTGGTATAAATCTAATTCTAACACATATTGCACGTGTTGGATTAGATTCCAGTTTGGTGGTGAACCGAAGGGAGTCGTGAGGTCAACCAACGTCATCTCCCATAGCAATATAGCATCTTGCGTACTACGCAAATCGCTACCTTGCAATGGTACGGATAAACGTTGGATGGTCGTGCGCCGAATAAGTTGTTCGACGGCTTGCCAAGTCATGTTAACCTGGTTTATCCGGTGAGACATGCCTTCACCTGCCTACATATCAGTAGGCAATAGGCTGCCTCTGAGCATAGCTTTTAATCGATTACCGTCAGTGACGCCTGTGTTGAACAGACCGTCTATCAGACGACCGATAAAAGCTATCACCATATCAGCGGTGACAAGTTCATTCGCTGGTATCTTCATAACGATATGTCCTTCAACAGGAAGGGCAACTTCGTATGAAGGATCGGCACTGTCTACCACTGTCCATGTGTCAATGAGTTGACAAAGAACAGAGGAACCCCTCTTTGAGGGGGCGTACAGCGTGGAGTCGATCCCAGTGTTACGATAGATATCTTTGATATCACTCATAGCAAAGCGGAACTTCTCCGGCCGATCGATGGGACTGGTCAAGTTAGTAAGAATTACCTCACCAGGTAATTCCGATCTAACCGCCCAATCCGCTCCAAAGTTAAGTACTCCAATTGGAATACTTAACGATGTAACACCGGCTACAGGTGTATCTGTACGATTGTACAGTATACTTTTGGCCATTAACATGACCTCCTTTCTGTACGCTTTAAACACGTACGATAGAAATGGGCTATCTTCTTCTTGCGAGGATGATAGCGGTGAGATCCACAATATTGTGGAACTCATCTGGTGAGCCAGACCGGTATAGCGGGAGGTCGAGTGTCGGAACTAGATTGCGTTTATACACATCTAGTTCGGCGAACCCGGACCAATCGTACCCTGAGGGTAAGTTCAATAACGAACCCTCAATAGATCGGATTGTAGACTTACGTGTACGTATCGTACCGAGAACATCTAAAGTATTAATATAGGTGTTCGTATCGATACGATTTAACGTACGTTCGAAGTCTGTGAACCAATCTATTACAAAACTTAAGGGTATTAAATCCCAGACGTTTTGTAAGGTAGGAAATGCGTCCCAGTTCATCAAAATTCGGCATGCATTAAGAAATGCATCACTGTCGGGCCGGTAATAAACCTTAAGGTTATACTGGTCAAAGACAGGGAGCCCTAAAAAGGGCTGCTTCCTAGTGATGAACATCGAAGAGTCACGTGCCCGACAGACAGAATAATTCTTTTTAGATCTGTCTTTGGTAACGTACTTGCCTATCGCTCTACCTAGCTCGCTCGAGTCGGAAAACGTTAATCGTAAACCGTAACGAAACGAAAGCCAGGCTTGAGCCAACTTCTTCGGACTGGGGTTACCGCGAAGAATCGATAACATCGATTTTACGGTATCCTTCAGCATCAGAAATTCATAGGCATACGCTAGACTATTAATGTCTAGCGACTTCGCATTTTGTACAGCCAAGTCGGCAAGATCTCCCCAAACCTCCCTTCCAACAGGAGGTAAGGATTGATCTACTCTCGTCGAAACAGATTTGAGCGATTTTAAAATATCGTCCATAATAGTTTCGGTAGGAGAGACGGTACCGGCGACGTTGTAATACGTAGCAGCACTGAAATTGCCAGTAGGATAGTTATCAATGAAACCATCGTACTCGCTTTTTGCGTGATGCTCGTCTTTCCAACGTACGTCATAATGTTTCGTGCGAAGATTGTACTTAAACTCGATAACTCGAGAAAAGTACCGAGTCCTCCACGGAGCATTACCATCGACTTGTACAATGTGAAGTATCAGGTATCTATCGCCCACCCATTCCCAAGAAGCATCCCACGTAGCATGGAAAGGCTTTCCTGCTACTGTGATCTCCTTGGAGGCGGACAAAGAACCTGACTCTCCAAACTCGCATAGGGCTAAATACTGATATGTTGTTAAGTATGAAGTCCCAATGTAACGACAAGGAAGACTTACGTCTCCTTGTTTTACGGTGCGAGTGGTAAAGGCACCTACAGGCAAAGCATGTAGTGTACCCCTCCAATTGTAATGTAGACAAGACTTGTCTCCAATAGCATTTGGAGGCCCCGTAATTGGGGGTATACCGATGCTCCCTCCTCTCGAACCAGGATCTATGATAACGCCTATCGTAAGATATTCGTTAAACACAGTTCCGGAAGGTCCGAAAAGGAAATGCATCAAGGAGAAAGATCCACTATGAAGACGCACGTCGATCAAATTGATCACCCCCCTTCTGGTCACATCCGAATATCGGATGCCGCGGCAACGCCGC